TTGGATGGCTTGTGCGTTGCAAGGCGGCATACTTCCACCTGTTTGGGTCTACTGGGAACTTGCCAAAGACGAAGCACAACCCGACTTTAAAAAGCACACCAGAGGCTATCTATTGCATGACACTGAGCCAATGCCAGCTATGACAGAAGAAGAAGCTATTGAATACCTAATTCAGAAGGATGTGCCACAGCACGTTTGGCAGTCGTGGGATGAGGGCAACAGCCCAAAGATGGTTATCTGTAGAAAAGACCAGTTACCAGAAACTCGTGTCTGGCGAAACGCTTGGCGCATATCAAAGGCCGCATAGGAGAAAGACATGGCTGTAACAACGTATATTGTGGACAAAGACGGTAATCAGGCTAATGCGTCAGAAGTTACCGTACCAGCAAACAGAGATTTCAGAGAAGCATGGAGCTTATCTGGCGCAGTAATAAGCGAAGACTTGACCAAGGCAAAAGAAATATTCAAGGACAAAATCCGTGAGGTGCGTAAGCCATTGCTTGAGGCAGAAGACGTTGTTTATATGAAGGCAATGGAAGCTGATGATAGCTCTGCAAAAGCCGCATCTGTTACCAAGAAAAAGAGCTTGCGAGATGCACCAGCTGCATCAGCCATTGGGTCAGCTTCAACGATTGCTGAATTAAAGGCGGCATGGGATACAGACCTTCTTGGCGCAAGCCCATACGCATAGGTAAATAATGGGTAAGCCAACCATACAGTCGATTCATGTTGAGCTTGAAAAGCATATTGCTGTCACAGACGAGCGATGGACAGAAACAATACTGCGGATCAAGCGCATGGAAAGCATTATGATTGGTTCTGCTGGTTCAATAATACTGTTGCTGTTGGCCGTAGTCTGGCGAGGCTAACATGGCCATCGATCCTGTATCAGCTATTGCTGTAGCTACAGCCAGCTACAATGCTATTGTAAAAGCGTGGCAGGCAGGCAAGCAAGTCGAGTCAATGTCAAAGGACATTGGCAAATGGATGGGTGCTATTGCTGATGTAAAGCAGGCGCACCAACAGAAGAAAACATCACGATTTAAAAACGTAGACGAGCAGGCGCTTGATACTTATGCAGCTCTTAAAAAGGCTGAAAAGATGGAGCTTGATCTCAAGAATTTTCTCATAGCCAATTACGGCTTTAATGCTTGGACTGATCTCATGAAGATACAGCGCGACCTGCGCGCTGCCAAGCTAGAAGAAAAGCGCCGCAAACAAAAACGATTTGAGGATTTTATGGAAGCTGTAGGGCTGGGCTTTGTCTGCTTGCTCATAGCCACCATGATAGGTGGTCTTGTGTCTTGGATCGTTTGGTTAAAGGGGGGCTTTAGATGAGCGCAGAAGACGTAGCAAGAAAGCTCTTAGAGCTAAAGATACTGCCCCGGTTTATGATGCTTGTGATGACGATAGTCTACATACGCTGTATCGAATGGGCGTTATCTCAACCAGATTTATCAACGCAACAGAGCGCGCTGATATCGACCGTTACAGCTGCAGTCACAGGCAGTCTAGCAGTCTGGTTAAATTCCGAAAAATAAATGCCAGCAAAACTTAGTGAGAATACTGAGGTAGCGCTACCGCTACGCAACATCATATCTATGGTTGCCGCAGCAAGTCTAGCAACGTGGGCTTATTTTGGTGTGATAGAAAGGTTGAACACCTTAGAGACTTCAAGAGAATTGATGAACGCTGACTTGCTTAAAAAATCTGAACAGACAACTACCGATAGTGAGCAGTTCATGTTGATAGAGCATTTGGCAACTGAGCTGGAAAAGCTACAGACCGACATCGAAGGTGGCAAAGCCCCATACGATCAACAGCAAAAGCTGACCCTTGAATTTTATGAGAAACGAATAACGAGCTTAGAAGAAGCTCTGGAGAAAATGCGGAACGGTGGTTGAGCTTACGTTTGTTTTATTGCTGGTGATGGGTGGCGAGAAGGTAGAGTACACGCCCTATAAATCTCTGGGCGAATGCCTGTCTGTCCGGCGCAAGATAAAACGCAACGTGGGTCACACAGCCAACTTTGATCAGAAATGGTCATGTAAAGAGTTCCAAGTGATGATGCTCAACGGCGAGATACTGGAGTTTATCGAATGATAGGACACATACTAGGCATAGCTGCCCCGATCATTGACAAGTTTGTTGAGGACAAGGACGCAAAGGCGAACCTAAAGGCGCAGCTGCAAAGCGAGCTAATAGCACTGGATGCAGCACAAGCTCAGGCGAACATCGAGGCTGCGAAGCACCCATCTATATTTGTTGCCGGGGCTAGACCCGCCATCATGTGGATCTGTGCGCTGGGATTAATGACAAACTTTTTCATCATGCCCATAGCAGAGTGGGCTGTTGCCATCTGGGCGCCGGGCATTGAGCTACCGCAGCTGGAGACAGGTGAGCTGATGACGCTCACGCTTTCGTTATTAGGGCTTGGTGGTATGAGATCTTTTGAAAAGACAAAAGGCATTGCGCGCGAGAATCTAAAATGAAACTGAGCAAAAATTTCAGCCTTCAAGAAATGACCAAGAGTCAGACGGCACTGCGCCGGGGCATCGATAACATCCCATCACCGCCGCACATTACTCATTTAGAGCTGCTGTGTGAGAAGGTGCTACAGCCGCTGCGCGATCACTTTGATAGGCCAGTGACTATTACTAGCGGTTACCGCTCACCTGAGCTTTGTGTGGCGATTGGCAGCACAATCAAAAGCCAACATGCCAAGGGGCAGGCAGCAGACTTTGAGATCCCCGGTGTGTCCAACATGGAAGTAGCTGAGTGGATTGCAGACAACCTAGAGTTCGACCAGCTGATCCTTGAATGCTACACCGGGGGCAACACCGGGTGGATACACTGCAGCTATGTGCATGAACCGCGCAAGCAGCTGCTGACTTATGACAAAGAGAACGGCTACAGAGAAGGGCTAATCGATGGCAGTAAACGCAGCGGGTAACTACACCAAGCCGGGCATGCGGAAGCGCCTGTATAAATCTATTTTGGGCAGAGCAACCCACGGCACTGCAGCTGGCAAATGGTCAGCTAGAAAAGCGCAGCTGCTTGCCAAAACGTATAAAAAGAAAGGCGGGGGTTATAAATCATGAGCCTGACAAAACGGCAGGAAGCCACGATGAAAAAGCATTCTGTTCACCACGGCAAAAAGCATATGTCGTTGATGCGTAAAATGATGGAGAAAGGCAGCTCGTTTACCCAAGCCCACAAGGCTGCCATGAAAAAGGTTGGCAAGTGAGAGCGCCACAGCAGAGCCTAAAGAACTGGGGCAAGCAAGATTGGCGCACCAAGAGCGGCAAGAAAAGCAGCGAAACTGGTGAGCGCTATCTGCCTGCAGCTGCTATCAAGTCTCTCAGTTCAGCTGAGTATGCGCGCACCACAGCTGCCAAGCGGCGGGACAAGAGCAAGGGCAAGCAGTTCAGCAGACAACCCGAATCTATTATGAAAAAGACAAGGCGATTTAGATGACAAAGAAAGCACACCGGGCGCCGGGCGGCGGGTTGAACGAAGCCGGGCGCAGACACTTTGAGCGCCGTGATGGCGGTAACCTACGCAGACCCATTAAGGAAGGTACGTCCCCACGCCGTGTTTCTTTTGCGGCCAGATTCGGCGGCATGAAGGGGAAAGAGAGAAAACCGAACGGAGAGAAAACCCCGCTTGGCATGGCGCTGCAAGCGTGGGGCTTTAGCAGCAAGGAAGCTGCGCGTAACTTTGCGGCGCGACACAGGCAAAAAGCATAGGAGGCAAATATGCCCGGCCCTTATTCACCAGCCCAAAAGAAGATAGCGGTCATGGCTGAACCGCGCGACAAAATCGATGGAAAGGACTTTGCGATGTTAAGAGCAAAAGGCAAGAAGAAGAAAAAGAAAAGCATGATGGGACGTTACAGCTGATTGTTCCAGTTTGTTCCAGTTTCTGTGGGGGTATAGGTGGTAAACGATGGGCAGTATTTAGCACAAATGCTACCATTTTATCCTGCATTACCCTAAAATAACGGTCTCCAAAACCGGGGGCTGGGGGTTCGAGCCCCTCCACTCCTGCCATTAAAAAGTAAAACAATATCAGTGTTTTAGTAGCCCTCGGCGTTCACGCGCCGGGGGCTATTTTTTTATTTGTTCCAGTTTTTGTTCCAGTTTTTTTGCTCCAGCCCTTGTAATATGTGACGTAAAGCGTCATATTAATGATGTGAGGGAATCAAACGTAACGCAAAATGGAGTCAAAAATGAGTTACACAGATTTAGAAATGAAGGTCTTAAACATTCTTGCTGATGAGCATGGCGATGAGTGGCTGACCGAAGATGGGGAATATCCTCAGTTGGACACCTATCTGCTGACCACAGATGGGTCAGGCAGACACGGCACAATCTTTGACAAGTTCGACCTTGACCCGAAGGTTTATAGGGGTGTCATCACCAGCTTGTATATGAAAGATGCCGTGGATCTTGACGAATATGACGTAATGGCTCCGGGCGCAACTTTTGTTGGGGTACGCAAAAACCGTCAGCGGATGTTAGCTGTTGGTATTATGGAATCAGCGTTTAACGAAATTAGAAAGGCCGGGGCGTAAGCCCCCGCCCCAAAGGGAGTCAAAAATGAAACAGCTCAAAGTAAAAGAATATCGTGGTTATTGGGTGATTAATGGACATCGTGTTGGCAAGGCTACTAAGTATGGCAACTACGCGACTAAAGCAGAAGCGCGCGCAGCTGCTGACGATCTGCTGGCCAAGCACACACTTGGCCTGATTGCCCAGCCTGTCAAACTGCAGCTGGTCAAAGATGCTGCCGCCAACTTTATTGTGCGCCAAGAAGAGCGCGTCACAGACGGCGACATCAGCCGCTCACACTTTGAAGACATCGAGCGCGCTGTGCGCTTTGCGCTTAAAATCAAAATAGACGGCAAGCAGTTTGGCAGTCACGATCTGTCTATCGTGCGTCCAGAAAACGCAGAAGATTTGTCAGCTGCTTTTGTGCGCGCTATCAAGAATGCATGCAAAAGCAAGCACACTGCAGACAAGCGCTTCAAGGGTCTGAAGATGTTGTTTAATCACTGCCAAGCAAAAGGCTGGGTTAGTCTTAACCCGCTAGACAAAGTTAGTCTTGGTATGTCAGCAGGGATATCTGACCGGGCGCCCCGCATTCAGCCTGAGACAATCCAGCAGCTGATATCTGCAGGGCTGCAGGGTGAGACACTGGTCAGCCGGGCAATGGTGATTACTGCGCTGTCTACTGGCATGCGTCAGGGTGAGTTGCGCGCACTTACATGGGGCGCTGTAGATCTGCCCAACGGTGAGGTGCATGTGCGCCAAGCTGTAGCACATGGCCGGGGCATGAACATTAAAGCGCCAAAGACTAAGCGCGGGTTCCGGGTCATACCTATCCCGGCTGAAACCGTCCAGCTGCTGCGCCAGCTGAAGATGCAGAGCAAGTTTAGCCGTGATGAGGACTATGCCTTTGCTACTGCAGCTGGCCTGCCAAAACAGAAGAAGACACTGCGTGAATTGATTGAGCGCGCCAGCCAGCGCGCAGGCATCGAGCGCATGGTGTGGGGTGACATGCGTCACTTTTTTGCTAGCGTTCAGCTGTCTGCTTTGGGCGAAGATTGGTCTGAGGTAGCAAGCCTGATGGGTCACAGTGATAGCGGGTTTACTTACCGCCAGTATGGCCACTACATCCGCAACGCTGGCAAACAGGACAAGGCACGGTCAGCTGCTGCGTCTGCAATTTTTGGCTCATAAAATAGGGGGGCATATACCCCCCTATTTTTCTAATTCACGCACCCTTGCTTTTAAACGGTCAATCTCATTTTCATATTTTTGTGTTGCTCTTTTACGTCCAGCCGATGCCTTATGTGAGGGGCTACAATATACGGCTGGTTTAAAAGAATAGAAAGTTTGACCACACCAAGCGCAGGTGTTCGTGCAAAAGTTAGGTGTAATTGTCACCTCTACACTATCATCTAGCGGGACAAAAACAGTGTGTCCCATAACTTTCTTTTTATGTCGTGACACTTTAGATTCCCAGAAGCCTGCGCCACCAAGGCCGGGCTTTTTTCTTTGCCCACGCCGCTCTAATTTTTTTTGACTGTTCTGCGCGTTGCGCCTTTGTCCATTTCCTGCCCATCACCCATTTCCTATTTTAAAAATTGCATTGTCTACGTCTGCTGGCTCACCAGCATCATTCACTGGCGCCCCAGTTTCATCGAACCGGGTCAGCTGT